AGTTATGATAAGCATAAGTAATTTGATTAGCATCATAGTTAATGCCTAATGCATCACCTTGAGTAGTAAATACAAAGTCTTCAACAAGTGATGGTAATTGTTTAACCGTACCATCATACATAAAGAAGCCTCCACCAAATCCCATCCAGAAGACAGCACCTTGTGCAAAGACTGCAGCGTGTTGACCTAAACAACCACAGTTAGAACCTACTTGTCTAATACTAAATGTAAAAGGTGGTCCTACGAATTGTAATACATAAGCTGCTTGATCCGTGAGTACCAAGACATAATCTTTACCTTGAACTGCAGTTATAATTTCATTACCTTGGTCAATTAAAAATGTACCTGCTGTATTAGTTGCTGTAGGTTGCCATGTATTAATATCTTCTTGATTAGAAAATCTAATAAACATTTTATTTTGAGAGGTTGAGTCTGATAAGTTATCTAAAGTTCCCATTAAAAATAAATGTCTATCTCTATCAGATACCAAACTCATTAATGATTTTGTAGGTGCTCCTGATACAATAGATGCTCTAGTTTCTAAAGAATCTGCAGCACCTGGAGTCCATGTAAATGTTGCACCATTTCTAACGGTTGCAACAAGTAACTGACCATAATTATCAAGTGACCAGGAGCCAGGGTCTAGTGTTACATTTGTTGTAGAAGATTCTTCTCCCCATGCACCTGATGACCAAGTATCTGTACCCCAACCATAAGCAGGAGTTTGAAATACTGGACCAACTGTAATGTATGAATTTAATGTTGCCGATCCTTGAGCTGACATACCTGTGCCGGTTTCATTAGACGGCATCGTAATAGTAATAGTATTCGCTGTTGGTTGTGTAACAACCTCAAAAACATTGGTTGTAAAATCTGAAGCGACATAACCGGTAACACCTCCTCCAGGTAAAGTTACATCTTTTAATTTAAAATAATCACCTACTATTAAACCATGAGAAGTTAAATTAACTGTTACTGTTGCAGATCCTGTTGTTGAATCAAAGGTTGCCCCTGCTTGATCTGCATTGATAGGTGTAATATCATAGAAAGCACCTTCATAATAAATAGCTAAAATTTTAGAAGTACCTAACGCCGCGTATTTTTTACCAGTTAAATCAGTCCAAGTGTGTTGAGCTCTTACGGGTCCAGATAAAGTTGTAGCAACAAGTTGTTGCCAACCGCCTATTTTTTCAGGTTGTCCATATCTAAAACGAACGTTATCCCCGTCGGTCCATTGCCCTTCGGCTCCAGTTTCTGTGGCTTGTTTGTTAAAACCTGGTTTAAATTGTATTTTTTGTAGCATTAATAAATATCCTTATTTTTAATATAAGTATAGCATAACTTATATATATTTGGAATTTATTTGATGTCAAATATTGTAAATTAATCCTCTACAAATAAACCATTATCTTCCATAATTATTTTTAATTTAGACATTTCTGAAAGATATTGCTCATTTAAATTAACAACGGTATCTAGCTGGGTTTCTAGTTTTAAGATTTTAGCTCTTAATTCTCTATTAACTAAAAACTCATTCTTTTTAACCATTTCTTCTTGATTTAATTTAATCTTTAAGTCTTCTATTATTTTGTCTTTGTCTTCACTCATTTAATACCTCCTCATTTGTGAAACAGGATATTTAATCCCTTGCTTGTTTATAGAATGAAAGAATGTGACCAATGTCAATCTATCTTCTAGATTTTCTTTATCAACATAATGATTAGCTCCATGCCATAAATAACTATCAAATAAAATTAATCTATTATATTTAGATTTAACAGATATACTTTCTTCATAGTTTTCATTATTTTCTAAAAGAAACTTTTTCTCATTTGAAAAGTCTTTATTTCTATAGACTTTTTTCTTTTCCTCTAAATGTTTTTGAATAGGAAAATGATGTTTGTGTTCATATATATTTGTTCCACAATTTTTATGATGAGATAAATAAACGATTGCAGTTAGTTCTTTTGGTTCATCACAATGAATCCATCCCCCATTATTATATTCTGGGGAAATTTTTTGAAAATAACTTTCAGCTACATAGGTAATATCATTTGTATTTTCTGGATATATTACTGATAATAATTTATTACAATGAAAAGAAAAAAAATCATAATCAACTTGACCTAATGTACTACTTCTTTGACCTGGCCATTTTCCTTCTGGATCAAAACCCCATTCTAATTTTTTAGAATATTCTACTATTCTATCTGGATCATTGAAATAATTATCAACTACTGTAGTGGGAAAAAGCATATTATAGATCTGTTTCTTTAATTATTTTTTTACCTACAAACCAAGAAGGTAATCCTAAATGATATCTTCTATCGTAGACATTGTCTTTCCCGGTTGCAGATTTTTCATCATTATAATGTAAAAAAACTTGTCCACAATTTTCTCCAGTAAATGGTTCTCGCCAATGTTCTAATTCACAACCTTTATACATTAACATATCACCTGGTTTTAAATTAACTTGAATACCTTTTGCTTTAGAAGGTACATAAGAATCATTTTTTACACTACCTTCATTTTTATTTGGATTAATAAATATAGGCCAAGGATCGCCTCCTAAATTTACAGTTGTAGAAATTTGACAACTAAATCTATCTTTATGTCTTTCTAAAATATCACCCTTCTTATAAATTCTAGCAAAAGAATATGTTGGAATTAATTTTGTTTTAGACATTTTTTCCATAATAGGTTTGACTTCTGTTAACAATGTTTCCATGGCAATATCTGCATAATGAGAATAAGTATTCATAACTTGATGATCATTCCATACTCCAAAATAGTTTGTAAAAGGAGATATAAAATTTGTATCAAATAATGTTCGTGCTACTTTTCTTTTTAATAAAAAATATTTATAAACAAAATCAGCGATCTTTGGATCAATTGCTTTTTTAATAACTAGATATCCTTTTTTTCTAAAACTCATTACCATTTTCCTTTCGGACAAGTTGAACATTTTATTTTAACTTTTAAAGGCATAATACATTTACATACTTTACACATTTTAATTTTCTTAATTAAGAATTCACAATTTTCACATACTTTCATTCTTCTTTTATCAAAATCTTCCATTATGAAAATGTAACAATTAAACTTAGCCTAACTCCTTTTTTAGGATAATTCATATTATGCATTTCACTATCAAAACAAATAGCTTTGTATTGTTTATATTTAAAAGTTTTTAAAATTTTTTTACCTTTTTTATCATGAATAAAAGTATCACCTGTAGATTTATTTAAAAAAATAATTAATTGCTTATGGGGAAAATTGTGATCTACATGTATAGATGATCCTTTATATTTTTCATGTGGCCAGCATAAATTAATAGATGCTCTATGAAACAATTTTATTTCAATATTATGTTTATCACAAAAATCAAATGTTAATTCTTTAGCCCATTCAAAATACATTGAATTAGGTTCGTTTTGATCTCTTAATAATAAAGCATGACTTAAATAAGGTCTGCCATCATATTCAACTTGACTAGCATTATAATACCAAGGGAAAGTAGATCCTAATAAAGTATGATCAATAAAATTTTTATCGTCTTCTTTTGTTATAAAATTTGGATCTTCTATATAAAATAATTTTTCTTTTTTCATAATTTAATATTCCTGTATTTGTCTATTATACTTTTTGGTAAAATATTTTTTACATCATATTCATGATAAATACAAGTGTTGGCTTCTTTTATGGTATGTAAAGGTGCTTTATCAAAATTAATATCATCATTATATTTAATACCATTTATTTTAAATTGTTTAATTGGTTTTAATTTATGTGGTTTACAATCGGTATATTTACATATTTTATCAATGTTTTTTTGTGTATTTTCACAAAAATCTTTATAATCAATAAATAAATATTTTTCTTTTTCTTTAATTAAATTTTGAATAGACCATAAATTTTTTCCTATCATTCCATCTTGATTCATTAATTGTTCACATCTTTGTTCTATGTCTTTAGGTTTTTCTATCTCAATAAAAGAAGCTAGACACTCTAATACAGGTCTCCATAAAATTATAAATTTTCTATTTTTATAAGTATTTCTTAATAGATATAAATTTGCAGGTGTTCCCCATGGTGCTCTTTGTATGATGTTTTTACTCTTCCAATGACTATAATAATTATCAAATATATTTTTAGTTATATTAGAATAAGATTTTTCATCTTTAAAATTATTATAAATGTATGAACCCTTTAATAGTTCTAATTGAAATAAAACGTCTGGTAAAATACTATTTGCTGTAACTGTTATATTATTATTTTGATTTAATATAGAAGCAATAACAGTATTCCCTGCTCTTGGAAGACCACATAAAAAATAATAGTTTTTAGACAAACGGATTACCTAAATTCCACATTACAAGTGAATACCTTTCTCCTTCAGTAACCGGTTTTACTCTGTGTGGTACAAAAGATGGAAAAACAACCAAAGATCCTTTTGGTAAGATTTGATCACATACATGTATTTTCTCCTCATTTGGATGAGGAGGTCTAAATTCTAATTCACCACCTTTATATTCTGAAGCATCATTTAGACAAACCGAAACAGATAATTTTCTAATTCTTCCATAAGTAGTTCCATTTTTAGGATCACTATAGGGTTCATCCCAACTATCACAATGCCAATCATAAAATTGATTTAGTTTATATTTAGTAAATTGAAAATCTTCTGGATGTTCTAGTTGAAAATTCCAACCAGCATTTTTATTTGCAATTTCAATATATGGAAATATTTCATTCCATATCCACAAATCTGTTAACCAAGTTATATTAGAATCTCTTTGTTTTTTTAGATCTTTAATAGTATCTTCATTTAAGTCATTTTCATTTATATGACCTATTGTAGCTATTTTTTCTTTTTTAGAATTACCATATGCAATAATATCATCACAAATTCTGTGAGGTATAACACTTGTAAAATACCAATAGTAATATTTAAGATTCATGTCTTTATAAAAACGCAATTCTATTGCGTATATAATATATTTTTATATTAAAGTAAAGGTTCCCAAACTGATGACGTTGTATTCCATTGAACTTCAACATCTACGTTAGTGTCATCTGTATGAGCAAAACCTGTCCATTTTTGATCTGTTTCAATCCATCTTAAAAAAATAACATTATGTCCATTATATTGATGAGATGAATCTGGTTTTGCAATAGGTGCTTGCCAATCTCCATTAGAATCAAGTGTCCATGAATCGTAAGGTTTTTCTTCTATGAACATATCTAAATTAGAATCATACGATCCTCCAACTCTAGCAAACATTTTTCTAAAGTTATTATTAAATGAAGTTTGAACATACTTTACTCCTACTGGAGGAAAGTTTAAAGGTACTGTTTTTTCAAAATTTCTTGCTGCCTGTTCTGATTGTTCTCCGCCATTATTTAAAATGTCTTGATTGTCAGCTTTTAAAACTGCTAATATTTTATTGTTAGTGTCTAATTTTGCAAAATAAGCCATAATTAAGATACTGTTAATGTTCCTGATTCTGTAAATCTACATATTGTAGCTGCTCCGTCAGGTGCAGGGGATGTTGTTTTTGTATTAGTAGGAGGTCCTACTGTAATTGATGGTCCCAAAGGTCCCGGACATCTTAAAACTACAACTCCAGAAGCTCCGCCATTTCCATAACCAGATCCGCTTCCAGTATTTACTGTTCCTGCTTGTCCCCAAGGATTACCTGGATTTGCTGGAGTTCTTGCTCCATTTCCGCCGATTGTCCCTAAAGGTGTACTTCC